CTACAGCAGCGCGGCTTCAGCCTGCCGGCGCCGCGCGAGCCCGCGCAGCCTGCGCCCCGCAGCCATGTCCCACTTCAGGCACTCGGCGCGAGCGCCGGGCCAATCCTCGGCGTTGACGCGCTTGCGCATGGTGGATGCCTGCAGCCGCCCGGCGCCAAGGTTGAACGTCCAGTCGGCCAGCGCCGCAATGCGCTGCGGCGTGCGCGCCGCCGGACACAGCCGGCGAACATTTGGGATGAAGTCGCGCCGCAGCTGCGCGCGGAGCAGCGCGCGGCCGTGCGCGACGGACACCGGCGGGTCCTTGAGCGTGACGCGGCGGCCGTCGAGGTAGTAGGTGGCGCCGAAGGCGATGCTGGGCACGCCGGCGCTGCACAGGTACGGATGCGAGCGGAACCCCTCGAAGTGCTCGCACATCGGCATCACGATGGCCAGGATTGCCTCGTCGTCATCGACGGGCTGCGCCGGCGCGGCCGGCTCCTGCGGCTTGGCCGAGAAAGCGGCCACAGCGCGGCGCGCGCGTTCCAGCAGTCCGGCGTCGAAGCGGCTCACGACTACTTCCCGCGGCGAAACAGCGTGCGGTCCGCGACGTAAACGCCCAGGACGGCGCCGACAAGCTCCCAGCCGCGGTCATCCAGCACCCAGCCGCTGCGGTGAAAGTGCAGCGCCAGCAGCGCCAGGCACAGCGTGGCCAGCGCGGGACGCACGGCCGCGGCCCAGGCATCGACCCAGCGCACGCCCGAAGGCCGCGCCGTCATCTCCATGGCGCCCGCAAAGGCCTGCGCGTCGAGCCGCGCTAGGTCGGCGTCGGCCTGCACCCGGATGGTCTGCACGCCGAGTTCGTGCTGCAGCCGGATGGCGGCCTGCTCGCGCTCGTGCTGCGCGGCGTCCATCTCGGCTTGGAGCTTCATGCGCTCGACCTCGAAGCGGTGGTCCTGGCGCGCCGTGATCCAGGCGGAGACCTCGCCCCAGATGGCCCGCACGAACGAGCCGCCCAGGAACGAAAGCAGCGTCGTCAGCATCTCAAGCCCCCCTCGCGGCCCGCAGCCGCCTTCACCGCGCCGACGACGCCTTCGAGCCACACCTGCAGCAGCGCGGCCTCCTCGGCGGTCATGTCGCGCCACCTCTGCGCGCACTCGCGCAGCTGCATCGTGCCCTGCGTCGGCGCGAAGTCCACCTCCAGCACGATGCGCGGCAGCACCGCAGGCCGATTCGGCATCTGGATCGCGACACCTTCGTGCCGGATCGCGCAGACGGCACCATCGAAGCGGACATGCGGTGTCGCGGGGACAGCCTCGCGCAGCACGCTAGGCCTCCACCAGCCGGTTCGCGGCGCCGAGCACGTCCTGGGACAGCAGCGACAGCCAGGCGTGGGCCAGCGAGTTCTCGGCGGCCGTCATGTCGCGCCACCGATCGGCCGACTCGCGGATCTGCATCGCCCCCATGGTCGGCGCGTAGTCGATCTCCGCAACCTCCTTGCCGAAGATGGGCGGCCGAAACGGCAGCACGACCTCGACGCCGGAATGGCGGATGAAGGTGGTCTTGCCGTCCCAGCGCAGCCGGGTCGGGATCGTCGGGACGTTCATGGCTGGGTCTCCGCGGGCGCGATCTCGAAAGGCACTTCATAGGCCACGCGCAGCGGCCACACGAAGTGAACGGGGTTGCAGGCGTAGCTCAGCACGTTGCCGAAGGCGCCCTTGCCTGCTGTCGCCTCCGGCGGCATCTGCAGCAGGATGCGGTTCTCGCCCGGCGTCTGCCGCTCCAGCTGCTCCAGCGCGCTCGCGTCGAGCTCAATCGTTGGCAGGTAGAAGCGGAACCTGGCGCCGTCGATGAGGTAGCGCACGATCAGGAGGCTGCAATTGCGCGATAGGTCACGCCGCACGTCGAGCGTGATGCGCACCGGCCCGCCGGGCTCCACCGGCTGTTCGACGCTGGCACCCCGAAGCTCGAAGGGTGGCTCCCGATCGAGCGCCCAGAACACCACCCGCACCAGGCAGAGCAGGAGCACGGCGGTGGCCCACCAGCGGCCACGGTAGAGGATGTCGGTTGCTTGAGTCACGACCTCAGCCTTTCCCTGCGATCTGGATGAACTTCTTGATCGAGTCCCAGCCAATCGTGAGTCCGCCCACGACCGCGGCCACCCATACCGCCCAGGTGCGCGCGGTGGACCAGAGCCAGGTCACGCGGCGGTCGCGCTCCAGGAGTTCTCGCAAGGCCTTCCTCTCGTCATCGGTCAGATCGGGAACGGCCGGCGGTGCCGGCGGGTGGTTTCTGTTGGGCATGCCGGCTTTCTGTAGGTCAGGGTTTCGCTATGACGTGGGCGGCTCGGGCCACTCCACCACGCTCGGGTAGAGGGCCTGCTGCGGCACCTCGCGCAGCAGTTGCCGGTACGCAGCCCAGTCGCCACGTGCCTCCTCGGACAGTGGCGAGTCGGCCAGTTGCGTCCAGTCGGAGGCAGCGATGCGGCCATTGACTTCCGCCATCACTTCCTCGATCAGGGTCTGCGTCGGCTTGCCCTGCTCCACGACGCCGTCACCGTCCGGACTCGGGATGTAGGGCCAGCCCTGGCGCCAGCGCTCGATCTGCTGCGGCGTGCATTCCCGCCACTCGTCGTCGCCCGCGACCGCGGGCATCGGTTGTTGAGCCTGCGCGGTGCCGACCACGACGCCGGCGCGCAGCCGCATGAATTCCTTCAATGCCTTCTCCTTCAAGCTCAGGTGCCCTCAAACACGGGTGGCACGTACTTCCAGTTCTTCGTCACGGTGAGCGTCCCGCCGTTGTCCGTGAAGGACACGTCGCTGAGCTCGTGGTAGAGCGGCACCGATGGCGCCTGGTAGACGTTGACGATGGCCACCGCGTTGAAATACGTCGCGTTGGCCGTGGCCGTCGTGACGAAGCCGCTGTCGTTCGTGAACTGGCTCACCCGCGTCGGCCGGTTCGCCACCTGGCTCCAGTCCACCGCGTTCGCGCTATCGGCGACGCCTGCCGTGGCTGCGCGCCTCACCGCCACGATGTCGGGGTCCCACACCGCGAAGGTCACCCCATCGTTCGTGCCGAGCAGGTAGTTGGGCTGCCCACTCTGCCCGCTGTAGACGATGTTCACGGCGGCGCCGTCGCTGCGCCGCGGATAGGCGCGGCCGTTGGTGGTGATGTAGCCGGGCCCGTTGGCAAAGTCGCTGAGGTTGCTGGGCCTGCCGGCGACGTTTGACCAGGCCACAGATCCGGCCGACCCCTGCACACTGATGTTCCAGTTGCCGCTGGCGTTCGCGCCCGTGCTGGACACCGGCGTGAAGTTGAGTGCGGCGATGATCTGCGCCGCGGTCAGCGTCGTCACAGTGGCGGCGTTGCCGCTGACCGAGATCGGCCACACGCCTGTGGCGCCGGTCCCGTTCGCGCGCGGCGGCGTGTAGCCCAGCGCCGCAATGACGAGGTCATCGGTCAGGCCTGCCACGCTGGGCAAGACGCTGATCTGCCAGGACGCGAACGTGCCGGTGCCGGTGACGTTGTTGATGGTGATGGTGAGCGTGGTGCCGCTGTAGCTGGTGACGACGCCGCTCATGAAGCTGGTGGGGCTGTTCCACAGCTGCAGGGTCATTCCGCCAGCCCAGTTCTTCCCTGCCGGCACGGCCACGGTCTTGGCGCCTGCGGTCAGCGCCAGGCTGCTGACGCTGGTGCCGGTGTAGCTCGGGGAGTTCACCGACGCCGCAGCGCTGGCCGCGGCCTGCTGCGCGGCCAGCATCGCGCTGTACGTCGAGGCCTCCAGCGACATCATGTTGCCGCCGGTGGTGTTGATCTCGGTGACGAGTCCGGGGAAGGCCCCCAGGAAGGCGTCCGCTTCGGGGCGGAACGTCGCGGGACGATCCCGGCTCGGGGCGGTCGGCAATGGGGTGATGGCCATGATCTTTGTCAGTCCAGGTGGAACGGCCGGCACGGGTGCGCGCGGGGGCGGAGCTGGCGCCGGGGGTGGCGGCGAAGGGGTTGGCGAAGGAGAGGGAGCGGGCGCGGGCGCGGGTGGCGCCGGCTCGATGTCGGTGCCGGGCGCAAGCGTCCCGGTGGGCTGGATGCCGCTCAATTCGGGCTCCTGGGTTCACGGCCCGCCAGTGGCGGGCATGAAAAAGCCGCCCGAGGGCGGCCGGTGGCGCGGCTGGTGAAGGGGCTCAGATGAGCCCTTCGAGGTCCAGCGAGACGTAGGAAAAGTCGATGTACTTCACAACCGCATCCGCGCGCCTGCACAGGCCGTATATCCGCAGCCAGTCCAGCGGCAGGTCTGCCAGGTAGATGCTGGGCTTGGCGCGCACGCTCACGAGCTTGTCCATCAGGTCCGACAGGCTGGACGTGGGCACCTTGATCTGCAGCGAGTTGCGCCGACTCCAGGCCCGCTCGACGATGTCGATGGTGCCGAAGTCGGGGTTCACCGCCTTGCGGCTGTAGTCCGTGAAACTCAAGGACGGCTCGGCCAGCACCTCGCCCAGCGGGTAGGCCTGGCCCATGGCCAGCACGCCGCAGCGCGCCTCGGACTCATGCGCGATCGTGACCGTGAGCGTGCCGTCGCTGCGCTGCGGGATGCCGGTGATGACGGCCGACTTCGCGCGCCCGACCGGGGCGAAGAAGTAGGCGTACCAGTCCGTGATCGGCGTCCCGCCGGCCTCCATGGACTTCGTCTTGTCGAAGAGGGTCTGCCCATCGGCCACCAGGCGCACGCGCACGCTCGACGCCTGGGTTTCCATGGCCACAACCGTGTCGATGGCGCCCGGCATGAGCGACACCGTGATGGCGGTGCCGCCCACGGTTTGCGTGCCCACGGCGCGGTCGAACATCGCCCAGCGGTTGGTCGGGCCGGTGCTGCTCCACCAGGCGGAGGACACATCCGGCGCGTGGCCGACGTTCGAGTCCTGCAGCGACCTCCAGACCTTGTGCTTCCACACCACGGTGGCACCCGCGGCGTAGGTTGTGGCCGGGTTGTAGGCCGCAGCGTCGTTCTCCGCGACGTTGGACGAAACGAAGCTGGTGTCGTCGATGACGACGGGGTCGATCAGGTTCAAGCGGCCTCCCGGATGCTGATGGCGTCACCATCGGGCGTGACATCGTCAAGGCGGCTGGCCATGCGGCCCGTGTTGCCGGCGATGGCGGCGTGCCCGGCGCGCATGTCCTCGCGCAGCTTCTGCACCTCGGTGCGCAGCAGCCGCACCTCCTCCTGCGCGCCCCCGCCGCTCATGAGCCGCTGCAGCGCCTCGGTGCTGAAGTAGCGCGCGGCGCCCGTGGCTTCGAGCTCCGGCCCGACCTCGCCGACCACACGCAGGCCACCGGCGTGGCTGCCGCCGGCGGCGAAGCCGGGAATCTCGACACCCAGCGCCTTGAGCAGCTTCATCGTCTGCTCCAGGCTGCCTGCGGTGGCGCCGCGGATGCCGGCCAACTCCTCGGCGGAGCCGGCCATCTTCGACGCGGCTTCGAGCAGTGCCTTGGATGCGTCCGGCAAGCTCTTGGCGGCCTCCTGATCCCCTGCCCTGGCCTTGGCCGTGGCGATGGCGAACTCGGCCTGTAGTTCGGTAAAGCTCTTGCCGCCGCCGGCGTCGTCGAGGTTGCGGATGCGCAGGATCTCCTGGTAGATAGTGTCGCCGATGGATTTCCAGGCGTCGCGCAGCCTCTTCGCCTCCTCGGCCGCCTTCTGCGCGTCCTCCAGGTCGAAGATTTTCTGCAGCAGCGCGCGGTTCGTCGGATTCAGGGCGGCGAGCTCGCGCCGGCGCAGTTCGGCCGTGTTGCCCTGCACCTGCAGCAGCCGCTGCTCCAGGCCCTCGCGCTCCTGGGCCACGGCCGCGGCGTCCTCCAGCGCGAAGATCATCTTCTGGATAGCGCGGTTGGCGGGGTCCAGTGCCTCCAGCTCGCGCCGGCGGATCTCCGCGGTGTTGCCCTGGATCTGCAGCAGCCGCGCTTCCAGCCCCTCACGCTCCTGGGCCACGGCCTGCGCATCCTGGAGGTTGAAGACCAGCTGCTTGAGTGCGCGGTTGGCCGGGTCCAGCGCCGCGAGCTCCCGGCGGCGCAATTCGGCCGTGTTGCCCTGCAGTTGAAGCAGTTCCTGCTCGATGCCGGCGCGCTCCTCGGCCCGCTGCTTCGCGTCCTCCAGCGTGAAGATCATCTGCAGCAGCGCGCGGTTGGTCGGGTCCAGCGCCGCGAGCTCCCGGCGGCGCAGTTCGGCCGTGTTGCCCTGCACCTGCAGCAGCCGCTGCTCCAGGCCCAGACGCTCGTTGCGCACCGCTTCAACCTGCTGCTCCCAGGCGTTCTG